GTGTTAAAACATGTCAAAACCGAGAAAAGATACCAGAATAAAAAAAGAAAAACAGCGATTGATGCGGATATTCCAGGACCTCGACGCTAACAAGCTCGCGGTCTGCGACGCGCTGATTAATCGCGCGGCCTTTATTACCGTCAGCCTCCAGGACCTGGAGGAGGAGCTCAGCGAGTACGGCTGGGTAGAAGGTTATCAGAACGGAGAAAACCAGCACGGCCTCAAAAAGAGCGCCGCCGCTGACGTCCATATCTCCCTTACCAAAAACCTAAACGCCATTATTAAGCAGCTCCTCGATCTGACGCCCGCATCCGTTAAAAAGAGTAAGCTCGAGGAGCTGATGGGCTCTTGATCAATTATATTGAGCTGTATAACAAATCTATTGAGACCGGCGACGCCGTCGTCGGGCAATGGATAAAACGGCTTTATAATCGCGTCCTCCTCGATCTGAGGGAGGGACGCATTTTTTACGACGGCGCGAAGGTCGAGAAGGCGATCCGCTTTATCGAAAATTTTTGTCATCATTGCGAGGGCAGATCCGACCTTATAAAGCTGGAGCTGTGGCAACGGGCGACGATTGCGTTAATCTTCGGTCTCGTCGATGAGAGAGGCGTCCGCGTCTACCGGGAGGTCTTTATTGTTATGGGCCGTAAGAACGGCAAGAGCCTCCTGGCCTCCGCGATAATTACCTATATGACCTACCTCGACGGAGAGTATGGCGCTAAGACCTACTGCCTGGCGCCTAAGCTCGAGCAGGCCGCGATCGTTTACGATAACTTTTACAAGATGATCAGCCGAGAGCCTGAGCTGAATAGCCTGGCGGCTAAACGCCGGTCCGATATCTATCTGGAAAAGACCAATAGCAGCATCAGGCCCTTGGCCTTTAATGCTAAAAAAAGCGACGGCTTTAATCCCTCGCTGACCGTATGCGATGAGATCGCGAGCTGGCCAGCAGAGCAGGGCCTTAAACAATACGAGGTAATGAAGAGCGCCCTGGGCGCAAGACAACAGCCCATTATCCTCTCGATCAGCACGGCGGGCTATGTCGTAGACGGCCCGTATACCGAGCTCATGCGCCGATCCACGGCGTACCTAATGGGCAATAGTAAAGAGCGGCGCCTGCTGCCTATCCTCTATATTATTGACGATCCGCTGAAATGGAACGATCTAACGGAGCTCCGAAAGAGTAACCCTAATATGGACGTTTCCGTAACAGAGGATTTTTTCCGCGAGGAGATTGCAATCGCCGAGAATAGTCTCAGCAAGCGGACCGAATTCCTAACCAAGTATTGCAACGTCCCCCAGAACAGCGTAGCCGCCTGGCTGCCTTTCGAGGTCGTCGACGCCGTCTCCAGAGACGAGTACACGCTCGAGGATTTTCGCGGCTCCTATTGTGTAGGCGGTATAGATCTGTCCCAGACGACAGACCTCACGGCCTGCTGCGCTCTGATAGAGCGCGGCGGCGTGATATACACCTTCGCAAAATTCTTTATGCCTGCCAATAAGATCGACGAGCTCCAGGAGCGGGAGGGCGTCCCTTATCGCATATATGAGCAGCAGGGCCTCCTCCAGCCCTCTGGCGAGAATTACGTCGACTATAACGATTGTTATAATTGGTTTGTCGAGCTCGTCCAACGTTACCAGATTCTCCCGCTCCAAATCGGTTACGACCGTTACAGCGCGCAGTATTTGGTCCAGCAGCTCAACCAGGCAGGATTCCATACCGACGACGTTTTCCAGGGCTGGAATCTGAGCCCGGTATTATTGGAGGCGGACGGCCTACTCCGCGACAAGACTCTGCGGATCGGCCGCAATAACTTATTAAAATCCCATTTTCTGAATGTTGCGTTAAAGCAAAATACAGAGAATCGGAAATATCAGCCCGTCAAGATAGACCCCCGATGCCATATAGACGGTTTCGTAGCTGTCATAGACGCGCTAACAGTACGGCAAAAATGGTACGATTCCATTGGAGCGCAATTACAAAATAAGAGGTAAATACATGGGACTTTTCGAGAAAATTTTCGGTCCCCGTCCTAAGCAGGCGCACGTCCAGGGCGATTATAAAATGCTTACCGGCTACTCTCCCGCGTTTACAAACTACTACGGCAGCCTCTACGAAAACGAGCTTATACGCGCGTCTATTAATGCCAACGCGACGCATATATCTAAGTTAAAGGTAGAGATTACCGGCCACGGCGCCGAGTATTTGCGGAAGAGGCTCGCACGGCCTAACGCCTTCCAGACCTGGTCGCAGTTTTTGAGCAGGCTGGCGACGATCTACTATACAGACAATACCGCCTTCCTCTGCCCGGTCCTCGATCGCATGGGCCGTATAACAGAGATATACGCGGTCCTGCCTGATCATGCGAAGGTCGTCCAGGTAAACGGAGAGCCCTGGCTCGCTTTCAGCTTTAGGGACGGCCACGTCATCCAGGAGCCCGTCTGGCGTATCGGAATAATGCGCCGATTCCAATATCGTAACGATATATTTGGAGAGACAAACGACGCGCTCAATCCTACGCTGCAGCTCGTCAATATCCGCAACCAGGGTATAACCGAGGCCGTTAAATCGACCGCGAGCTACCGCTTTATGGCCCAGATGGGCAACCTCGCGCTGGGCGACGATATCGTCAAGATGCGCGATAATTTCAATAATGAGAATTTCGGCGCCAAGAAGAGCGGCGGCCTTATTCTCTTCCCTAACACTTTTAGCAATATCCAGCAAGTAAGCTCCAAGCCTTACGTCGTAGACGCCGATCAGATTCGCACGATCCAGGATTCTGTATTCTGCTACTTTGGTACAAATATGGACGTCCTCCAGGGCAAGGCCTACGGCGACAGCTGGACCGCGTACTATGAGAGTACGATTGAATCCTGGGCGATTCAATTCTCCGAGGTCCTGGAGTATTTGCTGAGAATCAACGGAGAGCTGACCGGCGACGCCGCGCGCGTAACTGCTACAGCTAATAGGCTGCAGTACATGAGCAACGCCGAAAAGCTCCAGGTTACCGCCCAGCTCACCGATCGCGGCATACTTAACCGCGACGAGGCGAGAGATATATGGAATCTGGCGCCCCTGCCCGACGGCAGCGGCCAGGAGTACATTATCCGCGGAGAGTATAAAAACGCTACTGATCAGGTCGCGCAGGACGCGGCCGAGGAGGTAAACGATGCCGATCAAACCTGAGCGTCAGTATAGAGGCTGCGAGGAATTCCGCGCGGCTGAGGCTGATAGCTATATTGTCGAGGGATACGCCTCGACATTCTCGCCGTATGTCATGTTTGAGGACGGCGATAAAAAATACTGCGAGCGCATCGATCCGCATGCCTTCGACGATGCGGATATGTCCGACGTAATTATGCAGTATGACCACAACGGCCGCGTATATGCGCGCCAGAGTAACGGGACCCTCCAGCTCTCAATTGATGAGCATGGTCTCAAAGTAAGAGCTGATCTGTCCAGGACCGAAGGCTCCCGGCAGCTGTACGAAGATATCGCCAGCGGCATGATAACGCGCATGTCTTTTGCGTTTACCGTCGCTGAGGATATATACGAAAAGGAAACCCGGACGCGCTGTATAAGCAAGATTAAACGCTTGTATGACGTCTCCGCCGTCTCCATCCCCGCAAATCCCGATACCGCCATATCGGCGCGGTCCTACTTTGACGGAGTGATCGAAGAGGAAAAGCAGGAGCTGCTTAACGCCGAGAAACGCGAGCGGGAAATCGCAATATTAAAGCTACTTTTGGAGGTCGAGAAATGAGAATCGACGAAATCAATATCCGTAAGGCTGAGATCCATACCATGCTCCAGGGCGATACCGCCGAGCTGGATATCGCAGCACTTACCGAAGAGGTCCGCGCTCTCAATGATGAGATCCAGCAGATCGAGGAGCGTAACGCCGCAGAGGCAGAGCTCCGTACAGCCGTAGCTTCCGCAGTTATCGCGGAGCTCACCGAAAACAAAGAAAACGAAAGAGGTATAAAGACTATGACTATCGCAGAAATCCGCAGCGGCAATGAATACGCAGCCGCATTCCTTAAAGCACTCAAGACCGGCGACGAAACCGAGGCACGCGCTCTCCTTTCCGTAGACGCCACCAGCGGCGGCCAGATCCCCGTCCCCACCTTCCTCGAAAACGAAATTAAGACCGCATGGGAAGAGCACCAGCTCATGTCCCTCGTTAAGCACTCCTATTTCCAGGGCCATGTAAAGGTCGGATTTGAGCTTACCGCTACCGGCGCAACTGTACACGCCGAAGGCACCAACGCTCCCGACGAGGAAGAGATCACCATCGGCACCGTCGAGATCAAGAACGAAAT